AATATTAAACGGATGGCCGCCACGTGAGCGGATACGATTGAAAGTTCTATAGGACCTTCTAGTATATATTGTACTCCAATACTCCAATTCATATAGACTTTTGTAAGAAGAGGCAATCGGAGTACATCTATTAATTACAAAAATGCCACCACCTAAACGTTTTCGCCTTCAAGCAAAAAATATCTTCCTAACATACCCCCAATGTCCTCTTACAAAAGAAGAAGCCCTAGATCAACTACTGTCCATACAACTTCCTTCTAACAAAAAATACATCAAGATCTGCAGAGAACTGCACGAAAATGGGGAACATCATCTCCACGTGCTTATGCAGTTCGAAGGGAAAATCCAAATCACGAATCAAAGACAGTTCGACCTGGTATCCCCAACCAGGTCAGCACATTTCCATCCGAACATTCAGGGAGCTAAATCAAGCTCCGACGTCAAGTCCTACATCGACAAGGATGGAGATACATTGGAATGGGGAGAATTCCAGATCGACGGAAGATCTGCTAGAGGAGGTCAGCAAACAGCTAACGACGCTGCCGCAGAGGCCCTAAATGCGTCCTCGAAAGAAGAAGCCATGCGAATTATTAAAGAGAAGCTCCCCAAAGAGTTTCTTTTTCAATATCACAACCTGTCTAGTAACTTAGACAGGATATTCGCTAAGGCTCCGGAACCATGGGTTCCTCCGTTTCCACTCTCCTCCTTCACGAACGTTCCGGACGAGATGCAAGAGTGGGCTGATGATTATTTTGGTAGGGGTGCCGCTGCGCGGCCGGAGAGACCTATTAGTATAATCATCGAGGGTGATTCGAGGACAGGAAAGACGATGTGGGCTCGTGCTTTAGGACCACATAATTATTTGAGTGGACACTTGGATTTCAATCCTAGGGTTTACTCAAATGATGTGGAGTACAACGTCATTGATGACGTCACTCCGCAATATTTAAAGATGAAACATTGGAAAGAGCTGATTGGGGCCCAAAAGGACTGGCAGTCCAACTGCAAATACGGGAAGCCAGTTCAAATTAAAGGTGGGATACCATCAATCGTGCTCTGCAATCCAGGAGAGGGAGCCAGCTATAAATGTTCCCTTGAAAAAGAGGAAAATGCAGCACTAAAAGCTTGGACCCTCCACAATGCAAAATTCATCTTCCTCAACTCCACCCTCTATCAAGCCTAAGCACAAGATTGCAAAGTCCAGGATTCGTCGCAAGAGAATAGACCTAAACTGTGGCTGCTCATTCTACCAACACATCGACTGCGCCAACAATGGATTCACGCACCGGGGAGAGCATCACTGTGGAACAGGCAGAGAATTCCGTTTTTATCTGGGAGGTACCAAATCCCCTCTATTTCACGATAATCAAAACAGAGGACCCAATTTACACCAACAGCAGGATTTACCACATCCAAATAAGGTTCAACCACAACCTCAGGAAGGCGTTGAGTCTACACAAAGCGTACCTCAACTACCAAATCTGGACGACATCAGTTCGAGCTTCTGGGACGACTTACTTAAGTAGATTTAAATATTTAGTCTTATTGTATTTAGATAGATTAGGCGTTATTTGCATTAATAATGTAATTAGAGCTGTTCGCTTCGCAACAGACAGATGGTATGTAAATCATGTACTTGAGAATTATTCAATAAAATTCAAAATTTATTAATTTAACACCGAATCATAAAAATAGATCCGGATCTTAAGAGTAGCATACACAGGGTTAGAGGCATGAGTACATGCCATGTACAACATTAAGGCGTTCTCCGTATGGTTTTCATACCGAGCTGCCTCCTGATTATTATATGTTACACGCTGATTCACCCGCCGAAAACGCTTCACCAACGTCTGCTCATTGCTTGCATACTGACCACCAGTCACCTTCGCATGAAACCTGTGCAGCACTTGGAAACGATCTCTAAGATCGTTCTTCACAGTGGCAGTACTAGGCTCATTGTCAAACATGTTGAAGAGGTGACCAAAATCCATAGCCGTTCCGCTGGGCCTCCTATCCCTAACTAACCAGAACATAACGCTGTTAGTGTGGTTCTTGAGCTTGATGTTATCGTCCATCCAGATCTTCCCTAATATATACACGGACTTCACGCAGAAACGTTTACCAACCCGATGGGTAATGCCATTACCGCGAGTAACATCGGAGATACACATCACCTTTCCAGTATGAGATATATCGTGACGCTGCTCAAACGACTGAATCTTGCAAGGCCCTTCACAGCCTCGAGGAACATCGGCAGACCTTACGGTCCGATATATCCTGGGCTTTCTGTACATGGGCCTGTTGGCCCAAGCAGATGATTTATCAAATTTACGGCCCAATCCATCAGGAGGGACATAATTAGAGGAGCGACTAACCTTAGGAGTACCCGACATTAAACGCCATGGGGCATCCCGCTTAGGCATTTTCAAAATATGTATATCTGGACCACACACATAACGACAAATTTATAGACCAGAAAACGACTTAGTCGCCAAGTTATTAATAATTAGACCGCACACGCGTGCACTGATTGGCTAATTTTATCTATGAAATTTCTACGAAATTTCCGAAGATGGGCCGGGTCAAAAAAGGCGCGGCCATCCGGT